AGTAGCGTATGGTAGAGCCTGTTTGTGTGATTGCTTCGAGTGACATCTGTTGTGCCGAGGTCATAGAGAATATTCTGAGCAAGGCTTCTGTCAGCATCTAAAGTACCTTCCCACTCTAACTTAGTGCCCTGTGCCCACTTGGACTGTGATTGCATGTCCAGTTCATCACCTGTGTTTAGGACTAGATCAAACTTCTCTCGCTTTACTAACTTGATTAAATTCTTAACGGCTTGCTCATGATGGTAAGGAATCTGGAGATCTGATATCACGAGATATCGTTTTTTAATCATCGTCCTCATCTTCGTAATCGCCGAACCTTTCTGGCTCGACTGGATCTGGCAAGATCCATGCAGGGTAGGCTGATCGCTCTACGATGATTCCTAAGACGGTTTCCTCATCAAAGCCTGCTCGCTTTAGACTTTGAGCAAACTCATACATCCCAATGCAGTAAGCATCGAGAGCTGAGTAATCTTGCTCAACTAGATTCTTAGTTGCTTTTCTTGCCATTGGAAAATTATCGGTCTAAGAGAAGATTATAGATCTCATCAACACGCCCATTAAGTCTTTTAATTTCAGACAATAGGTGTGTGATGACAAAGCCCGAAAGACCGCCTAGCACTGCAAGGGTAGCCATGTAAAGAGTAAAGAAATCTGTCTGTGTCACTTTTTCAAGCCAAGCGCAGAATCGTTACCGTTGAGGTAGCGAAGTACAGGTGGAAGGATTGAGGCTACGCCTGCTGCAATGAGAGCTTTAGGATCTGTGACCCCTGCTGCTGCCATCGAGATTACTGCTACTAGAAAGGCTCTTGCCCATGATCCTGCTGCTGTCTTTAGTTCTTTCATTCTGTGGCTCCTAACATAGGTACTTGAAAAAAAGCCTCATTATTGTCAGCTTCTTTTTCAAACGAGATATGGCAGTGGTGGTTGTGTTTGTTTGAGCCCTCGTATGGACGCCAAGCCCAAGCCTTTTTAGCTGAGGCGATACGACCATCAAAGATAATGTAGGCAATGCGTCTTTCTTTTTTAGACTTGCATAGGAGACGAATCTGATCTGCAATATCTGGCATGAGGTCTGGCTTGCTCCGACCACTGACATCACGATCAACATCGATGGCACGAACCCAACCATTAACATCGGGATTATGATCGCTAGGGCGAGCTGCGTGTCTGGTATCACCGATCCAGCCATCCGATGTGCGGTCACGACTTGGGTATGTGTCATCGAACTGCTCTCGAAGTTGTTTAGCAGCCTTAGATAGTTTCGGCTTCATTGATCACAATCGGTGTGGATTGTTCCGCTTGTCGGCGGTCGTACTCTGCCTTTGGCATTGACTCATAAGAGTCACCCGACAAAGTAACAATTGCGTGAGTTTGAGTCTCACCAGTTAAAAGATTTTCAATTTCAATAAACTTTACATTTTCCATTTCTATAACTCCGCACTTACTGCTAGTGATGTTGAAGTTGAACCATTTGACAAAATTGCAGTTGCATTACCAGCCGTTAATCCACTTGTTGATGTAATAGTCAAAGACATACGGTCTTTTGAAGCAGCATCAACAGTTATAGTTCCGTTGTTAATGGCAGTATTTGCCGAATTTAAGGCGCCAATGTTTCCAACTGTGGTTACGCTTGTTGGTGCAATTCTCATTGTAACTGGTAAAGCAACTGAGAATTTAGCGGCAGTTGTTGAATACGCCTGACCTGTTCCGTATTGCGTATAAGCACCGTCTGCTGAGTTTGTAAGGTAGAAGTACCGCTGACAAGCGGCTAATTCTAAAGCCTGAGTAGAAGCATTAGGAGAATAAGCACTAGCACTCCCAGCAATTTCTAGCTGCAATCCAGTTACCTCGAACCAATCGTTAGCCCCAGCCGTACCAGTTGGCGTTGATGATAAAAAGAAACCTATTTGAGTTGCAGTGGAACCGACTGTGCCAGTAAATGAATAGCGCGTCCATGTTGTAGTTATTGCTTGCGTGGTATCAACGATATTGACGTTGCCCGTAAAACCTGCGCTTAGATAGTTTTGGTTTGTGCCTGTGCCTGAACTTAATCTCACACCTAAAAGACTTGAAGTAGGCGAATAATTTGCGCCGGCTTTTGCATAGAAACTAAAAGTTACAGTTTGACCAGCAAAACGGTAAGAGTCGATAGTTTCAAATGAATAACCAATGTAATTTGCCGCTGTATTTGTATTGCCTGAGTCGCGAGCAACGCGCATTGAATACTGAATACCTGTTAAGCCTGAGGATTGTTGGCTGACTGTTTTGCTTGCAACACTTGATGATTGCCAGATAAAACGATCTAATGTATAAGTGTTTGTTGTAGGCGCAGCGAAAGAAGTGCCACGTTGTGCGACTGAAAAATTAGAGTTTAGAATTGCATTTTTTCCAGCGACATAACTTGAACCTGTTGAGGCAGTAGTCCATGTAAAATCCATGTCTGTTGCAGATGTCTTTGATAGCACCTGACCAGTAGTGCCACCTAATAGATCTCCCATTGAAGCATCAATGGAATCACCTAGTGTCTCAATGGCTACTGCACCATTTTTTACTAAATCGCTCGACGTAGGAACTACCCAGCCGAATAAAGGGGTGGTTGTGCTCATTAGGTTAGTGCTCCGATCGCGTTAGTCCAAGTAAGTGTACCATTTACACCTGTCCAGATTAGGGAGAATGGTAATACCGTTTCCCATTGTGTGGTAGTTAGTGAGAAGTCTGTAGCTGACACATAAAGAGTCATGTCCACAGAAGTAGGGTTAGCCCGTAAAGCGATGTTTTCCACAAAGCCATCAAAAGCACCGTCTAAAAGGTTGCTAGGCAGATTGTCAATTAACACAGGCTGACCGAAGAAAATCCCAATAAGGTTGTCCAGCATTGCATCTGGCATATTGGAATTGTCTAGGCGGAAAGTTATCGCACCTAGGGAACCTCTAGGGTTCTTACGAAGGGCAAGCTCTCTAGTAGCGATCTGAGTAATGTCGGCTAAGTCTTTAATGTTAGATTCGCTAGATTTCTCATAAAGCCCAAAGGAAGCTATGGAGTCTTGATCAGAGTCAGTGTATGTAGAATTATAGCCAGTCGAATAACGATAGATCAGGCTGTTACGGATACGAGCGGTCTGAGTCTGAGACTGGATACTACTAGGAGTTGCATAAGATCCATCAAGGTTAGTAAAGCCATTGGCTGCAAGGTAGTTAGACCTGTGATCGGCATCGTCATAATCCACTTTTCCATAGCGATCTTCACTAAGCTGACCGAGTGCGCTCTGTGCTATCTGATCTGCAAGAGATCCAGACTTTGCAGTAGCACTGGCAGTCTGACTGATCATCGTATAGAAGCCTGAGTCAATAGTGCCAATGTAAGATTCTGCATCATTCCAAGTCTGAGTTGGAGGATATGTATCCCACGTCACAGTTGGAGTTATTTCATTCCATTTAAGGTTAAGTGCACTGCCAAGGATTTCGGCGATCTGTGCGCCGTCCAAGCCTTCTGCTAGGGCTGTGTTATAGATTGACTTGGTAAGTTTAGAAAGACTGCCAACTCCAAGGATAGTGCCAGTAGTTACAAAACCTGTCTCGTCTGGGCTTCTGACTGCAATGTTAAAGTCTGATACTTCTCCACCGAATACAGTGACATAAGCACCTGTAGAGTTTTTAAGTTCTAGGGTTACGCTCTCTGTAACATTGATAGTAAAGGGTGCGTTAGTACTATTGATAATGTCGACTTGGCAGTAGCCTGCTGTAGGTTGCCGATCAATGTCTGTGCGACCTGTGGCATAACTGACAGCAGTAACAGTGGTATAAACATCATCGCCAACAGTTACGCGCCATTCTGGAACCCATGTCATACAAGCGTACCCGCTTTAATTGTGCCTCGGTCTATAGCATTTTGTACAATGCTTGTAATTAGGCTGGCAAGGGCGTTAGGATCTCCGATCACACCATTAAAATTGTTAGTTACTGAAACTGGCTGAGCAGTACCAGCTTTAATGGCAGCAGCGTTTTCGGCTGCTGCTGTAGCTGCGATGGAGATGGCAGCAATAATAGAAGCTAAAAGAGCTGGGTCTCCAAAACTAGATGGGACAGCTGTAGGCAAAGGAGCTGAGTTAGAAGTCGTAGTTCGGTTTTCAATATCAGTTGCAACATCTGGTCTAAGAGACTTAGGATCTGTTACGCCAATAGCCAAGCCTTCTGCTACCGTAATTTTCTGACCGCTAGTAAGCCTTCTAAGAATATCCGTTATTTCTTCTCCGGTAAATTTCTTTTTAACAGTACCGCCGGCTAATACTTTTGCTGCTGCTGTTGCAGCTGCTAGAGCTGCTAGAGCTGCTTCGGCTGCTGCGCTGATTTCAACCTTGATGATTCCGCCAGAAGGGATATTTAGGCTTTCTAATATTGCCTTAGCATCATTTAAGTTCTTTAGGCTAATTAGATCTTTTGCAGCCAGTGCCTCTAAGAGTTTTTTGATATCTATAATCTTAAGTTCTTGGTTAGTTAAAACACCAAGGAGCTTCGTGCTTTCGTTAAGTGCTTTAGTAGCTGCTTCAATTCTTTTAATATCCCCTGAGGCAATCGCATCTTCTAAAGTTTTAATATCTCTTAATACTGACAAACGAGTAAGATCATTAGTAATGGCTAGAAGTTGAGCTGCGCTAGTGGCTTTCTTTAATTGATCAACCTGATTTATCTTAGCTGCTTCAAGTTGAATCGCTTCTATGTCAAAGGCAGAGCCACCCTTGCCCAATGCAAGATTAGCCTTATCAATCGCAGCAGCCAGTTTCTTATCTTTTAAGATCTTTGCTTGGTTAGCAGCTTGTTCTTTGACCAGAAGTGCAAGGGCTTTAGCGCGAGCTATAGCGTCTTTTTCTGCCTTTGCTCGCGCTGCATCCTGCTTTAACATCTCAGGTGTTTTTAATACAAAAGTACCTAAAGGATTTTTATTCGGTGTTGATTTTGGCTTTAGCTTTGACTTGTCCATAAAGCCAGAAGGATCGCCTTCAACAATTAAGTTAACCAATGGTGAAGTCTTTGTAACAAACCAAGCCAAACCTTTAGAAGCAAGATCTAGTGGAGTGTTAAGAGTTTTAATAACTTTAGAAAGGTTCACAGATAATGCAGCAGCGTTTTCAGCAGCCTCTAGCATGGTATCTGCTAGATCTTCGACAGTGGTGTCACCTGAAAGAATCATTAGTGAATCAATGATTCCCTTGCCTATTACTTCTTTAGCTTTATTGCCAGCCTCAGTTAAGATTAAAAGTTGTCCAGAATAAGTGCTAGCTGCTTCTCTACCTGCTCCACTAAAGTTTTTATTTAACTTTGTCTGGATTGTATCAAAATCGCTTGCAGCTAGTTCTGCCTTAGTAAGACCTGTGTTGTAGTTACTTAGTGCTTTTGTATTTCCAAGATAAGCCTGTGAAAGGGCTTTAGCCACATCGGTGACATCTAATGTCAATGCGGAAGATGTATCTATTGCAGTATTAAATATATCTTGGGCTTTTGTTGCTGAGCCTGTAGCACTGAGCAAGGCTTGCATTGCCGGTACTGCTTGACCCCCAGTTATGCCATAGAGTCTGCCAATCTTATCAATGTAAGCATCGATTGCTGGCTGGTCAAATGCTAGACCTAGGTTCTTAACTGTGTTGACTAAAACAGTACCTTCGCGTTCTGCATCTATAAATGCACGAACTGACTGCTTACCGAATTGAACTACTGCTGCTGTACCAAAAGCTAATCCGAATGAGCCTGCAAGTTTCTTGGCATTAGAGTTTAATTTACCTAAAGCGGTTTCGGCTTGCTTAAATCCTTTAGCATCAAATCTGGATGCAATGTTAATTACTTCTTGATAATTCACGCTGCACTCCTCAATGAGCCAGACTTAGAACGCTTAAGCAATTCTTGCTCTGCTGTCGTGATCGCCTTATTGACAATGCCCTCGGCTCTACCTTTGTCTGCTGCCCATGCCCTAAAGATCAATCGCCCACGACCCTTTAAGCTGCCAGACAAATCTGGAAGATTGGCAATGAACTGCTTTCCTGCTTCAGGGTTAGTCGATCTGGAAACACCGCGAGATGAACCCCCAGCCTTTGCTCCAACCCATTGCTGACCATCTGCACCAGCGCGACCAGCAGATTCATAGATCGCACCTGCGCGAGAATTATTAAATATACGCGCCATAGTGCTAAAGCCTCTTTTGTTGGGCTTTGAGGTTGTTGTTGTAAAGCCAATCTTGGATCTAATAGTTCCAGCATTGTAAACTGGAAATGTTCCTTCACTAAATGATCGACCAGCCCATCCGCTCATGGGAGAATTAGAAGGTACAAAACCCCTAGCTGCTTTAGCAACTGGAGCTAGTCCTCGCTTCATCTCTACTTTAAGATTCTTTTCTAGATCTGGAGCAAAGCGACGCAATGCTTTACGGAGATCAGCGTTTCCTCGAAGTTCTACTTGCATCGCTGATCTCCTTCGCTTCATCTTTGAGACCTTGCACAAGTGCATCTAACATGGTCTTATCTAATTCCAGTAATTGTTGTGGCGCGATACCCAATCTAATGCTTAGCCTAGCGATTAGATAGGTGAATGGAAGATCGCGCTTTAAGCTAAAGGGTCTGAGTCAAGCACCTCGACACTCTGAAGTGTCTCGATGAAGTCAATCCCGAAAGGCTTAACAGTTTCACCTGATCTGCGTGTTATTTCATGAGCAAGCCAGTAGACATGCGACTGGAGTTCTTGATCTCTGAACGCCTTATGGAAACCCATTTTAGCGTACTGTTCAAACGAGTACTCCACTGCTGGAGTAATTTCGCCTTCTACTACGCTTCCATCTGTACGAACTATCTTTAGCTTTGCCATGATATTGCCCCTTTGTTAGTTTCTTATGATGTGGTTACTGCGATAGTACCTGATACATTCCAAGTTACACTTTGAGTAGATAGGCTTGCAACATCTCCGTTAGCTGGAGTGATGTTGTTGACCAAGCATGTCATTGTGTACAAAGGATTGTCAGCTGCAACAGCAGCAGATGTCTGCTTGAATGTTACAGTTACATTAGAACCCCAGTTAGTATTTAGTGTCTGGAGTGTCTTGGCTGTAGCTGCATCGTTGATAAAGTCGATAGTGATACTTGAAGCTTCTAGACCCTTGATATAACGATGACCCTGATCGCCAAGAGCTGTTACTTCTAGTTCATCAAATGCTCGGTTGATAGTTACAGATGTAACTAATGTTGAGAGATCTACCGCATTAACAGTTAGAACTCCAGTGTTTGCTAAATAAACTGCCATCGGATTATTCCTCGTCTTTCTTAGTTACTGGCTTAGGTGTAGGTGCTGCTGTTGGTGCTACCTGTCCGATCTTGATCAGAAAGGCTTCGTTCTCTTTTTCCCAATCGGACATACTTAACTCCAACTCGTTAGGATTGATACGGACATCTCGCAGCTTAAAAGGTCTCCCGATGCAGCGTTGAGAATACTTGGTGCGCTTATTGTGCTTACATTATAGACCAGAGATGAGGCTGCTAACTTAGCGAACACGCTAACTACAGTATCTTCTATCCCGTTAAGGTTGCCTTCATTGTCAAACAGAGGCACTGTCATAATAATCTTAAAATTAGCCATAGGGCTTACTGAAATCTGCCCATTGTTATTCGGTGTCAAATATGGATCGTCCGGAGACACAATTACAGAGTTAGCAAGAACTGTGGCAGGTGGAAAAGCAAAAGTCTGCCACTTAGCATTATCTACTAACGCAGTTGCTAGAGTGGTACGAAGTGTCGTTATCGCTACTGGAGGCATTAGCCCACCATCGATGTAGGCGCAAGTGCATGCGCGATCAATCCTCTTACCTTAGCGATTAGCTGTGCGCTCATTCGATAAGGTGAGGGCTGGAAATCGACTGCGTTACTGCCTGAAAGGGTGGCTGTACGCGCTTGCCAGATTTCAACAGCGATCATCAAAGATGCTTGCTGGACTGCCATGTCAGTTGTCCAGTCTGTGTAATTTGTTGCTGTTACTGTTCCAAAAGGCTGGATAG